TTCACTAATTTCTATTAACTTCTGCTCGAAAACAGGCCAAAAATAACCGTTATCCTCGGCATCTTGTCGGTTAATTACCTTATCTATATTTTCAGTCCAGACTTTAAATTCATCTTCTGAATCTGGATCATTTACAGCTAATCTTAATTGTACATACCGCAGGCCTACTGAGTGTTCAGTTATTTGACCACTGCTATACTTCTCTAGCATATAAGGGTCAAGATCCCCAATCTTAGCACCTACTACCTCCGTTTCTCCATCTACATCAAATCCTAAGTCTCTTATAGTGATATTCTGAATACTGGTGCCTAAGTTCTTTGCAAACAAGTTATCCACTATCATTCTATGATCTTTGATAATAGGTATTCTGTTGCCTCTCTCCTGCACTGTCTTATTCCAGCTACCTTTCATTGACACATCCTTGTGTGAATCAAAGAAACCAATAGAGTTACCTACTATGAAGAATTCATCCTGTGCTAACTCTACATTTAGAGCCTTAGATGTTGAAGCAGACTTTACATTAAAAACGCTCTGCACTGTTGCAAAAGTCTTTACCATATCCATTTTAGCCTTCTTTATCTCTCCTTTGTTTTGGAGCAGAAAACTAAGCTTGTCTTGCTTATCATTTATCTCATATAGGCTTTTAATAATCTCCATACTATCCAATCTTTTTAAATACAGTTTTACCCGATTCAATTTGTTTCTGCTTTTCCTCTAAGCCTTGTTTAAGACGCTCTGAAACTATTGTTTTAGGGCTGTTCTCAATCTTTTTAATTTCCTCTTTGATCTCTTGTAGTGTCATTTTCAGTCTTAAATATTGGTGAATTCATTAAATTTCTAGCTTATACAACTCTTTTTAATGTTTCAGGGTTTGCCATGCTTCAAACACAGCCCAAGAGTCTAAATAGTTTAGTTGTTTTTCGTTTTCTTTGCTCATAGTCCTAGTATTTCTTTTGCTTCATCTTCTGAATAAGCGTACAACTGTTGTAGTGTTCCTATTGCGCTGTTTTCGGATAAGGATTTAGCTGCTACTGATTCAGCTATGCCTATGATTTGGGTCTTACCTGCATCCGTATTACGTTGCTGTACCTTTGCTTCTCTTGCTTCATCCTTTGCATCAATAGTATATAGTAAATCATCTAGCCCAAAATTGCCTTTTATGAGCCACTTATTTAAAGCCTCATCTATTCTTAATCCGCCTCTTGTTGCTGTGATCTCTATTCTTTTCCTAGCTGTATCAAGGTTATTAAATGTCGTTCCTGCAACATCTCCAAACAATACACTGTCTACATCATAAATAGCGCATGCATGCCTTAAATCGCTCGGTAATGACTCTATTAGTTTAAGCTGTTCAGGGCTTAAAGATATCCTCGTAAAGTCTACAGGAGAACCAGACACATGAACACCGCCAAAGTTATGCACTCCAGCAGTATCAGAGTCGAACTTAGTTTGCATTGCCTCCTGTTCCTCTGGCTGCATTACTACTTCACTCCCTTTGGGGCTTACAATACCATGCTTACCACCATTTTTGTATGTATTAACCCTAGCGTCAAAATTAAAGTTACTTGCCGTATACGCCTTTTGCTGGCCGAATAGCTGCGATAACCCGTAATTAGTCTCAGGGCTTATAATATTAGTGTTTCTTAAATGCAATACATCCTTTGCAGGAATGGTAACTGTGCTTCCTCCGTACCCTTTTGCATTTGCTATCTGATAGCTTACAGGTATTCCATTAGTACTTCCATTGTCTGTCATAATATCAACATCAACAATAGAGGCTGTGTACAACTCTGCATACTTATTCATGCCTAATGCCCTCATAGTATCACTATCTTCGTTACTAGGAGATATACCATAGATAACACTATTCCCTGTTACCTTAAAGTATTGATCAATCTGGTCGTAAAACTCTTTTCTTGTGGTTACTGGGTTAGGGCTTTCAATTAACTTTAGCAAATCTTTGTCTACCTGTTCAAAAGGTACAATTTCGCCTTCCCTGTTTTTGAATGACCTTGGTAAAGAGCTTTGCATGTCTGTAATCCTTGGCACCACCATATTAATATGTGGGTTCATGCCAAAGGCATTACAAATAAACTCCCTAAAATCACGATCGTTGTATTTGTACCCAAGAAAGTCGATATCCCAAAACCAAGGAATACCCTTGCTATTAGTACGTACTGCCCTGCTCTTTGGAGCACTACCACCTGTCCAGCTCTTTACTATGTTTTTAATCCTGTTAATCATTGATTACCCTTGTAAACTTAGTAGTTGCATATCTAGCAGCATCAAGCAAGTGGTCACTGCCTTTAATAGGTATCTTTCGAAACTCTGTATCTCTTGCATATTCTCCATTAGCTTTCTTTTGCCATTTCCATTTTTCTAGTTCCTCTTGTAACTGTTTTGAGTCTTCATGAATAAACAATTTGTACTCATTCATCTTCTCAATACCATTTACAACGCTACCCGGTCCTTTTACGCTTTTTACTGCATTGATATTTAAAAGCCTTAGCTCATTAACTCTTTGTCCTCCATCGGCACTATCCCATATCGAAAGCTTGTCATTCCATCCACCTTCCTTTATTAGGTTAGCTAAATCGTTGTTTGATAGCTGTGTCTTATGTATTAGCTGTCTTATGTACAAGTGATTTCTGTTGCATATAACTTCTACATAAGCGCAAGGATCATTTGAATAGCCAAAGTCCCCACCGTATAGCTTCCAGTCATAAGAGGTAATATTTTCATTGTATGTATCCCATTTGGGAAAGATCAAATCATCACTACTACCCCACTTGCCTAAGTAAACTCTATCATACTTATCCTTATCTGACAACCTAGTCTTCTCTGCCTTTCTTAAAAAGCTTTCAGACAAGTTATTAAGATTGTCCAAATAAGTAGTATGTATATACTCAGTGTCTTCTAACTCTCCATGAGCGAACCATTTCTTATAAATCCAGTGCTCTTTTTCGCATGGATTCATCATTAGTATTACCCTGTTTTGAGTTAATACACTCCTTATTGAATTATCTATCTTATCAAAGTCAGCCTCATTAACCATTTCTTCAGCTTCATCTACTACCCATGCAGTAACACCTTGGATAGACTTAAGGTTAGCAGTTTGGTTGCCTTGGCTTGTCTTTATACCTCTAAACAATATCTTACTCCCTGTAAGCCTATTTACTATCTCTTTCTTTTTGATAATAAAGTGGTGCCTAGTCCCGTACATATCAATCTTTTCCTCAAACTCTGGAATGATCGATATCTCAGCAGAGATCATAGTATAACGAGTGTAAAGTATTACCTCTCCAGTATTGTATGTCAAGTTTCTTATAAAATCGGCTACATGGAACGACTTTCCACCGCCTCTACCTCCTGTTGCAATTACATACCTTTTGTGTGATGGTACATCTAGCCTCTTGTATACAGGCAATAATATAGGTCTAGTATCTATCATTCCTCACCCCATCTAGGTTTAGGGATATCTTTAATGTCTGGCTTCTCATCTGGCTTAGATACACTTAACCTTTCTAATTCGTCATCATCTGCCAACAATTTAAAAGCTGCTATGCTTAAAGTAGCATTGTCTGATCCCTCCCATTTATTAATCAACTGCTCTTTTCTAGCTATCCTTTGTTCATAAAGAGCGGTCTTTATGCTCTCTAGTTTCTCTAAGTTATGATTGTAAAATGTAGCGTCAGAACAAGGCAACTTAGGGGTCAAATAGCTTACCTTGGCAATCTTATGTTTTTTGATTGCTTTAAGTGCTAATTTCTCTAATTCTGCTTTGTCGTATGCCATAATTATACTAATCCTGTTCTGTCCTTAAGATAGATATCTAACAATTCTGCCATTTCAGTAGAGTCTACAAAAGGCAAATCGGTTGCTGGATTAGTAAATCCTACAACTTGAGCATCTTCTATCTCTACAACCTCAGTACCAGCCATGTAAATAACCTTAAAAGATGTAGTTGGATAGTTTAAGATAAGAGAAGTAGATTCTTTTGGTATAACTGTGAAAGCGCTACCAAACAAATGCCCTACATCGTTAAAATCTATCCTTACATCATTTTCCCTATTTTGTATTGTACCTAAACTCATGATTCTGTTAAGTTAATTGTTCCATATACATTGCTGTTAGTTGTTATCCCTTCAAAACAAAACACATAAGTATCTGTTGAATTCTCCATGCTTATTTCATACGGCATTTCAATGTAAGGAGAGTTTATTGATCTAGAGGATAAACTAAAAACTACCTCACCTCCTGTTACTGTATTAGGGCTTTCGCCTCCTCCGGTTGGAGCGGTGGCCTTTTCTGCTTCTTTACTGCCTTGTTGAGCATAAGTAAAAGTGCCTGCTACTATTGGGTTTTTAATTATGTATATAAAGTAGTTGTCGTTAGCTGTATTAAGCACTGACAAGCTTTTAATTGTTATCTTGTTTGTACCTCCCGCTATTCGTTTAACGCCCTGAAGAGCATAGATAGTGGAAGTTGAATTGCATTGGACATTATACGGAGGTGGATATATTGAATACCTATCAATCAATACAGGGCTTAATAAATTAATTATTTCATCCTGCTTACTCTCTGTAGAAGGTGCTGCAATGATCTTGGCTAATAAAGCTGCTAGTGTCGTTTCTGTTGAAAAGTCAGTATCATTTGCAATTACTGTAACATCTCCTCCTCCTCCAGTATTCCCGTTTTCAATTATCTGTGTGGTCAAGTCCCCTGAAGTAATTAAATCATCTACATAAGCCTCAGCGTTTGGCTGTCCTCTTTTCTCAACAAGATTTGCAAAGTCTATTACATGCTCTTGCCTTTCCTCCTGTGTCAGTTTATCTATCTTTAGCCTTGAATCATTGTCAAGTATCTCGATATAGTTATCATCCTTTATAGATACGTTTTGATTGTCACCTACGTAAATTATAAGAGGTATTTCAGGATAGCTAAGTTTAGCAAACCCTCCTATATTGGATAATGTGAAACCTGTTGAAAAGCTAGGCATGTTATACTATTATGACTTAATAATTGGTTAAAGATACGATTTTGTGCTAAGATATGCAAAGATGTTAATTTAAAACGGAAAAACCCTGCATTGATTCGCTATGATCAACACAGGGCTAAACAAAAAAGTACCTCCTTTCGTTAACTTAAAACACACTAATTAAGTACTAATATAAAAAAACACCCCGACTTAACAAAATCGGGGTGTAAAAGAAAATGAAATATCAGGATTTGCCGCCTGACTCGGCTATGTCTTTGGTTCTGGATTCAAGCCATTCATTAAGTATATTTTCATGGTTTGATTCTGAAACTTTATTGGGATTTGATCTTATAACAGGGTGCCAAGCAAGATACCATGCATAACCTAGCACATCTTCCTTGGTAAACATCTTTGTTTGTCCTGCTTCGTTGTCCTGCTTGGAAAGGATATGTTTAACAAAACTCAAAATATGTTCTTTTGTAACTGTTATTTTAGTCATTCCTATGAATTGATCATGAGGCGATGATGTAAAATAATTATCAAATTCAATAGATAAGTAATCATCCTCATGCATCATTATTTGACTTGGCTTAAAGTTAGATAAATCAAGATCTTTAGTAGCTGCTGAGAAAAGATCATAATCCGATTGTTTGTCTTTTGAAAGAACCATCTCTTCAGGTTTTACTTTTATTGGGTATTCTTTACAATAATGCACTGCACCATCCTTAAACGATTCTGGTTTAGGAGATGATAGTTCGTTGACTTCTTTTGTAAATGTCCTTACTAATTCACTAATAAAATCAAGA